TGGCATCCAATCCCATTTTAAAGGGATAACAATGCCTTTAATTGTTGGTGTCCATGAAAAATACGCTACACCACTATAAGTTTCAACATGGGCATTGGCTTTTTTAGGCTTGATAACTGGAAAATCTATTTTTGAGTTATAGGTAAATGTTACCCCACCTAAAATCATTTTATTCATTAGATTTGCTCCTTAATAACTCTCAGCGTAGTCTTTTCCACCACACTTTGCAATTCACTTTTTAGTTTAGCAATCATTTTGTTACTTACATCCCCACCATTTACGCTAACTGGAATATTGATAGATAAATTATTCAGACCTTCTTTCGATGCCCCACCTTTGAGCTTATTTAAAGGCATAACGGCTTCCTGAATTCCCCCCTCACCAAAGGCATAGGACGATCCAGAACGCAATCCACGGCCAATTACAGGCTCTGCAATAACCCCTCCACCAGCCATCTTATAATCGAATTTAAATCCACCAGCACCTGTACCAGTTGCATTGGAGCCAAGGGATTCAAAACTTAAACCGGAACTACCAGTAAGACCACCAGAAGCATTTGGCGTAGCAGTTCCAGCACCATTACCCATTGAACCAACCATACCCAAACCAAAATTAAGCAGGGTATTAAATGCACCACCTAAAGGCCCACTACCAGCACCAAAAGAGTAGTTCATTGCACCACCACCCAAAGCACCAGAAAACGCATTAATGAGGTTATCTAAAACACCACCAAATTCACTGGTAAACGAATCTCCCGTTTTAGAAATCTCATCAGATAATAAAGTGAATGTAGTACCAATGCCTTTAATTGCATCACCGCCTACAACACCTAATTCCTCATCCAATAAAGTGAATTTTTCCACAAAGGATTCTTCAATACCTCCAAAGCCAAAGGTATCACCACCTAATCCACCATATTTGTTACATTCACATTTGCAGATAATTTCTGTTTGTTTTCTAGCTTTTTCAATTGGGCTGGCTTCTTCACTACCAAAAATGGATTCAAAGAAGCTGCCAATTTTACTGAAAACTCCACCTTCCTCTTTATCCCCACCAAAAACATTTTCCCACATTTTGCCAATACCAGAGAAAATACCATCTTCTGCAAACAGCCCACTAATTTTTTCAGTGATACCACCAAACAAATCAACATTGCCAAACTCTTTCTGCCACCAATCACCAATACCACTAAAAATACCATCACTTTCAAATAGTGATTTAAATCCTTTTGCTATATCACCAAATACACTGCCATCTCCACCAAACAAAGCATCAAATCCGGTTTTCAGCGTATCGAATAAATAAACTGAAACGTCCTTCACACCAGTAAATAAAATATCTACTAATGATTTACCAATACCGGCTTCCTGCGCCATACCCTCACTAGCTTGGGGGGTTTTTGTTTGTGGGAATATGGTAGGAACCATATTCATTAATTGATCAGTGAGATTTCTTTTGATAAATGCTTTGGTAATATCCCTGCCTAACTGCTGGGTAAATTCATGGAAGCTATCGCTGAAATCAGTTAAACCATGCAGAGCATCATTTAATACATCAGCAAAAGAATCCGCCCAACCTTGCGCCATTTCTTTAATATCGTTCCAAAACGGCTCCTGAACTTCCCGTTTATGGATTTCCATTGCAATGCCAAGATTTTCCAATTGCTTTTCAAGAGCTTCAATTTGCTCTATCTGGTCTTTTGGTACACCACCGGGGGTATTTTTCCACTTATCAATAATTGCATCAATGCTTCTTTGAATGTTAGCCGAGGCATCAGCATAATCAGCCTCTAACTGCATGATTGCCGCAACTTGTTTATCTATAGTACGCGGAGAAAGAGCCAAAACATTAGCCGTAGACCTATTAGCCTCAATAATTGCTTTTTGTTTTTCCAGTTCAAGATTTATTTTTACAAGTTCTTTTCTCTCTTCCCTGAATATAAACAAAGTCTCCATTAAGGATACTTTTTGATCATCATTTAGATTGGTAGCTTTAATAATATTATTTTTTATTTTTTCAAACTCATTATCAATTTGGGCAAATGGATCAAGCACACGATGAGATGACATTGAATCATAGAACGATTCAAAAGCATCTTCCATCTGCTGTAGAGCTTCATCAGTGGATTGTTTTTGACCACCATTAAAAGCATCCCAAAGTTTCTGAACATCAACACCAGCCTTGGCAAAATTCTCTTTATTCTGTTCAATGAATTTATCAATATGGATTTTTAATTTGTCATATTTCTTCATTACCTGCTCAACGGGTGTCTGTGGTGCAACCTCCAATGATTCAAGTAGATTTAAATATTCGGCAGTAATACCAGCAATACGATCTGTTTCTTTGTTTGCCAAATCTGCTAATTCTTTATCTCGTCTTTGACGTAATGCCGATTCATATGCACCAACTTTTTTCAATGCATCCATAGGAGCCTGAAGCATTGTTTCCAGTGTTTTTAATTCCTTCGGGTCTTTGGTTATCTTAATACGATCTTTAATATCCTGTAGGTTTTTGGTAGCCTGTTCTTTTAATTCTGCTCCTTTTAATAATCCCTGCTCATACTCTTTATATACCTTTTGTGCGCCAGATAAACCTTGCAGAGTAATAGAATCAATATCACTCTGAATCTTCGCAAACGTATCTGCCATTTGCGGGTATGTGACTTGGAATGTATCTAGTTCCGTTTTCTTTGCTGGGCCTTTATCCAATACTCCCTGCAAAGCTTCTGCGGAAGCATTAATATCATCAAATCTCTGGCCTATTTTATCCAATCTTCCAAGTACACTGCTGGTTACATCTTCAGCGGTTATTTTTAAAACTTCCCATGCCGCTTTAGGGCCATCAGTAGCTAAAGTTACTGCGGCGGCAACAAGCCCTGTTACAGAAGATACAACCGCATGAATAAGAGTAGCTACACCCTGTAGGGTTGAAGATACTGCCCAAACTGCACCCTGTATTCCTCTGAAAACTAGAAGCCATCCAGACGTTGCATTGGAAACACCAAAAATTGCACCAAACAAATCGCCAATCTGAACAACAATCAATCTTACCGTTTCTAACGCCATTCCAAGGTAGAACGCCCACTCTTTTGCGCTTTGTGTTAATTCCCCGGTCTTCATATTTACAAGGCTGTTATTAATTTCTGATAACTGCCGCGAAATTTGTTTATATGTATTATCCGCACCAAGGCGTTTAATTTTACTCCAAATTTTATCCAGTGCTTCCAATTGCACTGAATAATCGTTTGCCATTGCTTTGTTGACTTCTTGGAACGGTTTTAAAGCTTCAGAAAGAACATCCAACATGCCCTTTCCTTCTTTTTTAGCATTTTTAATCAAATCATTGATATTAATACCAATCATCTTAAACATCATAGCTACCTGATCGGTAGCACGTTGCCGACCCTGAATAATGGCATACAACTCTTGGCGCATCTGCACACCAGCATTTGCCATGCCCTCAGTCAAGGTTTTAATTGCTGTACCTACCGTAGCTATTTTTTCAATATCTTCATCAGTTTTAGGAATAATCCCGGCCTGAGTAAATGTTTTGGTCAGCATCGTCATATCCTCAAGGGTGAGGATAGTTTTTGCTGCCGCCATTTCCAATTTAAACATTAAATCAGTAGAATACTGGAACGCTTTATTGAAGTTGGTTGAAACATCTCCCAACATAGAATAAGAAATTGATGCAGCAATCGCCATTGAGTCAGTTCTGAATTTCTGAACATCATCCAAAACTTGAAAGAATGTGCTTCTAACCAGTTGTACGGCTCTAGTCACCAAATAAGTAAATGCCGCCACTTGCCAACGGAAATTACGAATCATTTCCCAGCCCGTAGAGAACATACTTTTCGATTGTTTTTTGGATAGCTGTTCTGCTTCGTTTTGTGCTTTATTACTCCAATTGGTTATTTGTTTTATATTGGTTTCCAAGTTCCTCAGACTTGCCTTATATTCATCAATCATTGCTCCTATTTTGGGAGAACCGAGTCCTTTGCTCTGCAATTGTTGTAATTGCTGAATAGTATTTTTTAACGCTTTTACGTCCTCTTCATACCTTTTAATATCACCTTTCATCTTATTAACATTAGCAGTAAAGCTATCAACGGCTTCTCTACTGATAAAACGCATATTTGAGAGTTTTTTGTATTTCTCAAAAATAGCGTCATATTCTGCTTTTATTTTATTAAAGCTGTCACTTGTTTTATCCCCTTTGTTAGTAGATTCTGTGGAGAAAAATGAAACCACTTTAGATATTTCACCAGCAATTCTCCCTTTTGATGTTTCAAGGGTTTTAGCCAGATTGTCTACTTCTTTTTGAGTTTCCCTGTAGGCTTGTTTGACCTTGTTTAAATTAGAAACAGCTTGCCTTAAAAATGCTTCCTGTTCAGCACGTAATTTATCATCAGTCTGTTTGCTCATTGCAATCCGAGCATTTTGTACTTCTTTTTCGGCGGCAGCAACATTCCTCGCTTGTTCTTTAACAAGTTTTTGGGCGGCTTTTAATTGTTTTTCAACTTGTGCAACACCTTCTTTTGCCCCTATAGCACTTGTTAAGTTTTGTTTTTGACTTACTTCCAATTCCAAATCAACAAGGGCTTCTTTAGATTTTAGTGCCAGTTCTTTAATACTATTAAGAGAACCTTTGGTGCTATCAAGGATTGCTTTTGACGTATTTTGTGCATTTCTGCCTAACTGCACCTGTAACTGATTAACAGCGTCACTACTCATCTGCACCGCAGCCCTAGTCTGCTGCTGCAATCCTTCTAAAGCGGCTTTCTTACTTTCAATTAATTGTGAAGTACCAGCAGGGGCTAATCCTGTTTTATTTAATTGAGTTAGGCTTTGAATATTGGCCTTTAGCTCATTAATATTATTTTCGTATTTTTGTACGTAACTATCCAACTGCTGAACTTTAGCTATAAAAGTTTCAACAGCACCACTATCTACAACTGCCAGAGGGGGAACCTTTTTAAAGCTGCCAATTATAGAATCATATTCTTTTTTAATTTTTCCAAATGTATCTCTGGCCTGTTGTTCTCCAAAATTGCTTTTCGCAGCATAATCTTTAACTATTTTTCCAGCATCCTCAGTAATGCGGGTTTTAGTAGCACCAACATTGGTAGTCAGGCTTGCAAGTTCTCTTTTTGCCTCTTTATGGGCTTGCTTCACTTTATTTAGATTAGCTACTGTCTGTGCATAAAACGCTTCCTGTTCAGCTTTTAAACTAGCATCCGTTTGGCGCATAGCAGCTAAACGGGCATTTTGCACTTCCTTTTCAGCAGCAACTACATTTCTTCCCTGCTCTTTAACTGTTGTTTGGGCTTCTTTTATTTGTTTCTCAATTTGATCTAAACCAGATTTAGCATCGACAACACTATCACCAGTTTTCCGTCTACTTACTGATACTTCCAAATCAACTAATGCGCTTTTAGCATCAAAAGCCATTTGTTTGATGGAGTTTAATGATGTTTTAGTAGTATTTAAAATATTGGCAGAGGTATTCTGTGCAATAATACCCAACTGACGCTGCATTTGATTTGCGGCATCAACGCTGAGTGTTTTAGCTTTTTGTAACTGGCTTTCTAAACCCTCTAATGCCCCTCTTCTTTCCTGAATAGATTTATCAATTCCTTCAGGGGCCAAACCTGTTTTCTTTGCTTTTTCTAAGTTTTGAATATTTGCTCTTAAATCTTTTAAAGTTGTTTCATACTCTTTAACCTTAGACTGCATACCCGCAACTTGGGCTTTAAAATCTGCAACCACACTATCATCAATAATTTTAACACTGGATAAACTTTTAAATTTATTGATTAAAGCTTGGTGTTGTTGCTCAATGCTACCAAAGATTTCTTTGGCTTTATTTTCTCCAAGGATTCCTTTAGAAACAAAATCACCAGTGATTCCACCGGCATTTTTAGAAATGTATTCTTTTGTTTCCTGTATTGTTTTAGCAAGTTTTGCTGCTTCTTTTTCCGTTTTACTATACTCATTTTGAACAGCAGTTAGGTTTTTAACCGCCGAAAGATAAAAACCTTCCTGCTCTTTCCGCATAGTTTCTATTTGAGTAACAACGGCTTTTATAGCCGCACGTTGCCCTTCAATGCTTGTGCCTAAATCTCTGGATTCAATTTCATCCTTATTAAGAACACCATCTTTTTCACGTTTTTTCGCTTTTGCTCTGGATACGCTGTTTAAATTATTATCAGTGGCAATTTTTTTATCTAACTCATCTTTTTGTTTTATTAATGCAGTTAATTTATCTTTTAAATCATCTAATATTTTCATATCCAGTTTGGTTTGCCGATTCATAGCAGTGCGAATGTTCTGCACAGCTTTTTCAGCTTCAACCATTCTGTCACCCTGCTCTTTAATTACTTTTTCTGCAACTTTACGTTGCTGTTCTAAATCCCTCAATGATGCGCTTGCATCAAATAAACTGCCAAGGCTCTTTCGTTGACCAACCATAATTTCCAAGTCAGCCAACTCAGAACGAACACCAGTAATAGTTTTACGGATACCCATTAAGGCGTTCTTTGAAGAATCTAAAATGTTTGCAGATGCTTTACTTGAAACACTTCCCAATTGTTGATATAGGGAACGGTGAGTTTCCAAAACATCTTGCTTCATTTGCGACTGCAAACTGTCAATTTTTAATTTTTTAGTGCTTGGGGATATATCACTGGCATTAGCAACTTTACGCATTGTTCTTTGAAGATCAAACATGCGTTTTACATGGTCTTCATATGTTTGACTTAATTTTATGCTTTCTTGCAGAGTTTGGCGCATAGCTCCGCGAGTGGCATTAATTGCCATTCCTGCGGTTTGCTGCACACCACTAAGCATAGAAGACAGGTTGCTGGATACCTGTCTAAACATAGAATTAACACTGCGCTCCAAAGAACTATTAACACTCCCAGCTTTCCTCTGAAATGAGGAATACTGGTTTGCTGCTCTGAGTAATTCATCCTCAAAGTTAGTTTTTAATTGGAGTACAATGTCTTCTGTGATTGCGTCATTACCAGCATTGTCAGCCATGATCATATCCCTCAATTGTTTAGCGTTTAAACCTATTTAATCTGGATTGCCAGTCAGGGTCAGGGGTTGCTTGTTCCAGAGGTTTCAGCATGTTTTTATTTCCAAATATCTCCTGAAATTGTTTTTCCAGAGTATCCACATGCTTTTTATTACCAGAAAAGGCAGCGTTCATGTCGGCAATCCGAGAAATTCTTTCCCTGACTTCCTCCAATTCCGCTGCCTTTCTTATTATCTTGTATTGGGAGTACGGAAGCGTTTGTATATCCTTTAAACCTATACCGCCTCTGGAAAACTTAATAATCTGCAAATACTCCCGAACCTGACTTATTGCTTTTTTTCTTCAGGGGTGTCTTCTTTAATCCCGGTAATACATTCATTGATAAGTTTGACAACCGCCAAACTAACTTTCATAGGCCATTTTTGCACAACTTCAGGGGTTACAGGATTGCCCTGCTCATCTTGAACAACAGCACAAATAAACTCAGCTTGTTCAGCAACGAAATCCTTTTCAGGTTCTTCATCTTTCTTTGCCGCAATATCAGGAGTTTCAAAAATCGTAGGGTCTTTTTTCAGCTTCTTACCCATACTGAACAATTCAGTCGCTTTTTCATTGGTAATCGCTGGAACAGTGTACTTTTTTCCTTTAAAAGAAAATGTGGTGTCTTTCGCCAAATCATCAAAATTCTTAATGTCTTCCATTTTAGCCTCTCCTTGTTGTTTGTTTAATATAGGGGGACTCCATTATGGAATCCCCCTTGGGAATTAAAACCGTTAATTATCAGGGCGAAGAGAATCCACCAATACGGAACAACTGATCACCAGACGGACGGCTATCGTCAATCAGGCCCACGAATTTACAAGCATACACACGCTGATTATCAGTGGTGAAACCAATTTCAATCGCGCCACCAATATTCGGAGCAGCTTTGTAAACTTGGAAAATGTCAGAACCGTCAATCGGCTCAAGAACCAGTGCGCCAGTACCAATTGCGCCACCAACCGGCTTACCAAAGGTCAGGAAGGTCGTATTGTCAACCGCCGAAGCAAACAGCATCTTCAGGTTAGCAAAAGTGGCTTCCGTCAGGTTGACCGTGATTTCCAGAGCAAGACCGGCATCCAGAACTTTAACCGGAGTTTCCCCGTACTGGTCAGATTTCAGTTCATAAACGTTCTGAGTAATGGAAACAGACACACCGCCATAGGTATGCCCAACGTGACGGCCAGCGAAATAAACATACGCTGGGCCAATACTAATATTGTCAGAGTCAAAAGCAGTTGTATAAACAGTCATTGTTTGTTCTCCTTTTAGATTTGTGTGGTTGCCCTACAGTAAACCATTTCCCCTGTTTCGTTCCCCTTCTCGTTTGATTTGGTTTTATTTGGTATTTAGCTAAAAAGCATTGACCAGATAAAAACAAATCAGGTTCTTTTCAGAATGTTTGACAGCATGAAACTCACCATCTTTGTCCATTGGGTATTTGATGGTGATCCTTCTGGAATTGCATCATTATACGATAATTGCTCACAAGTACCAATTCGCCAATTTGTTGTTTCAATAACTTGTTGATCAAACAAAACGGAAAGTCTTTCACCAGTTTTCTCTACAGTCTCTTGATCAACCGATACCACTTTAAAAAATAATGTACCATTAACAAATTGTTTTGGATAAGACCATTTTGGGGGTCTTCTTCCATAAGCACCACGATAAAAAATTGCTGCTTTTTTACTGGTTGAGTATACAACATCCTCAGATGGATTCCAAGCATAAATTCTTGTATCATTTGCTGTATAACCAATTAAACCCTGCAAAGTTGCATCGTTTACCATAATATCAATTATTTCTTTATATATTTCAAGCATTGATCAATCCTCCCACCATTCGTTAAACTCATCAGCACCAGATGCAGCCAAAGCTTTACTTCTATCAAAGTAGACGCGGAAGTAAATAGCAGTTTTTGCACCTTTGCTTCGCGTTGCTCTTTTCAATGCTTTCTTTAGCCGTTCTTTTATTGTTTGTTTTATTTGTGGGCGTAACTCATCCATGACCTCACGAAACCACGGGCGGGGGCCAACATTTTCCCCACCAACATCTAATATATTAGCATAATCTACAACAGATGTTTTTGACCCTTCATCCCCCTCCGTAATAAATATCTTCCCAGCGCGGTAAAATAACGATGTATATTCAGTTCCAGTAGAGTTAAATATACCAACCCGCACTCTTCCGGTATCATCTATTTCAAAAGATATGGAATCAATTAAAGTTCCAGTAGGAACTCCAAATTGCCCATTAAATGATGCTGGTGGCTGACCGGGAGCAGAAGCAGTATATGTTCCCAACTCTGTATAAGCATCTTCTTCTGCACCAGTATCAACTAAAATTATCTGGTATTCTCTTCCTGAAGGGGTGCTTGAAAGAATTCTCTCTCTCAGCGTTGCAACAATAAAACTGCCAATCCAATTAGCAGTTGTATCCATTTCATTATCTATTTCTTCAAGGATCGGGTCTAAAATATTACTGACAATAGCCTTACCAAGCTTGCTTTTGACAACAGCCCTACCAATGCGTACTCGTTCTTCAGCTATTTGTTCACTTATTGACATTAGGTTTCCTCGACACCTAATAATGCCTCAAGATGGTGTACCTTATTTAAACCAGCATAAACCGGGAACGGATTGCCTTTAACAAACAGAGTCATTCCTGTCCAAGTAATCCTATCCCCTTTTACAAGGCTTTGTGTTGGCTCAAAAAAACCAACGTAATTGCCAAGGGTATTTATTCCCGTAGCCCCTACTTTATAATTAACGTCACTCACACGATCAAACTGAATATTGCAACGGATTTCTTCACCAATCAAAGTCCAGACTTTTGTGGTCTGCATATATTGGTTTTTTGTTACTACAGACCGTTCAATTTTGCAGCGTTGATTTAAAAGGTTCATTAGATAACCTCTTTCCTAAACCGTCTTAACCCAGCAAATACGGAAGGATTTAAACCCTGCAAATCTTTAACTACACTAGGAGCATAATTGGTATAGGAGTAATTGCCAATCTTTTCCGATTGCAAATTAGGATTGGCAGGAGTATTGAGAATTGTTTGAATCATATTGAAACAAAGGAATTTAAGTTCTGCCATTTCCGAAGACGTATCAGCATAACCGCCATTCCATTTAATTTTCACGTTACGATTGTATCCGTAATAAAAACTCCCGTAATAATCAATTTTCCCACGGCTATTGTAAAGGTGATACCCATCAATATCAGAATAGCTGGTTGCCGGTAATATCTCTACATCGTTAATCAGCATCTTGGTAATTGAATTAACCGGATAGGTCGGAAAGTAAAATTCCGTACCTTGAATACCATCAAAAATGGTGTATTCTTCGTTATAATCTGGATTTGCCACCAGAATATTATTTACCGTAATCATTGGTTCATAATCATACGTTTTAGCTTTCAACGGACGATTACAAATCATTTCAAACATATTGCTAACCGAGTTAATAGTTGCAATAACAAGGTCAGCAAAATTACTATCCATAACCGATATACCAGAAACACCTTTGTAGTAATCGGTATTGATCAATGCGTTTGGATTTAGTTTCATTGGGTTTCCCCTATACGTTTATTTGTGGAAAAATGGGTTCATCTGCTGCCGGTATTCTTTTATTCATTTTATTTTTAGGAGTTTCGTCTTTTTCACTGGCAAACACTAAAACTGAATCCGTAGCATTGAAAATTTCTGGTTCTACCGGAGCTTCAATGATTTTTACTTTTCCTTCTGCTTGCAATTTAAATGCAACACTATCATTCATCTCCACAATCGCCCCACCATACCGACGAATTAAACTCGCATCCATTATTTTTACTTTCATATCGCCTCTCTAAATGACTGACAATTGATTTTAAAAAAGGGGTACGGGATTATTAACCCATACCCCTTCAAAGCCTGTATAACAGGTTTTATTAAGCAGTGGCAACTTTCGGTTTGCGGCCAGTACCGTAAGTAACCGCCAGTTCCGTTCCCGGCTGAGTCACCGGACGGCGTTGTTCTTCAAACGTTACTAGCACAGCACTCCAAGTCACGTTTGCATCGGCGCAAACGCAAGAGAAACGCAGATACTGATTCGGATCATCAATGACCACCAGATAAAGGCCGGTAGCCGTGATATTCGCCACAGTAGCGAAATCCGCATCATAGTTAGTACCATCAGCCGAATCCTGCGCGATAATGGTCAAATCACCATTGGTAGCAACCGCCGAAACATCAACAATCAGCAGCGCACGATTAGCAAGGCCACCATTCCACAGGTTGAGAGGGGTAGCCGGTACAGAAATCGTACCGGGAGTCTGAGCCGCACCGGAACGAACCAAAGCTACTTTGTTATTGCTAAGAATATCGTACATCTTATTTCCTCCAATTGATTTATTTGTTTTTGGTTAAGGGGGATTATTTTACAAATCCCCCACCTTCAACCAATTTATTACGAAGGATCGGTAAGAACCACAAACGCTTGCGGAATAGCCGCAAGGCCATCAACCCGACCCGAACAGCGCAGAGCCGTGCGGTTTTTACGGAACTGAGCATGACGGCTGGAATCCATCGAAAAGTCCTGCGGGAAACCAATATAATACTGCGACCAGTTGCCAAGGATAACGTCACCAGTGCTACCAAGAGCCGGGATTTTGCCATCGGCAAGAATAGCAGGACGGCCAAGCAGAGTCATGGAATAGCCATCGCTGATATTCGCAAAGCTTTCCTGAAGCACCAGTTCTTTACTCTGAGCCGAAACTTTCTGGCCGCGCAGAGCAGCACGGGCTTTTTTGGTAATAAACCAAACCGAAGAATTATCGAACACCGAAGGAAGACGAGCTTCCATATTCAGAATATCGTCAACTTCAACGGTATTGATGGTAGCGCGGTTAACCGAAAGCACCGAAGGATCATTCACGATACCGAGGGGTTTTTTCCCGCCAGTGCCTTGAATGAATTCTTTATCGGTATACCAGTACCAAGCTTCACGGAAAATGCGGGTCAGGAAATTCACCAGATTAACGGCAGACGATTCAAGCAGAGTATTAGTAATTTCGGTGTAACCAGAGAGTTCATGTGCGATCATTTCCACCAGCCCGAAATCAGGCTCAGTCTGACCTTTTTCGCCGCCCTCTTCAGTCCACGTAAACGAAACACCGGCAAAATGATCGAAACCAACCGAATCCACATCGGGGTTCTGTTGAAGTTTCGGGAACGCCAGTTTTTCGCCATTCATCGGCCACACGGTAGCACGTTGCCACACCAGAGTCGGCAGGGCATCATACATAATCATAATGGCGCGGAATTCAGCAGGAACCAGATAACCACCAGCACTGTCAACACCTTCCGACAGCAGTTTCGATACCGTGCCGGTTTTCAGGTAATT